GCTCCGGGAGGAGCGGCCCCGGTAAATTTTAGACAAGGCGGCGCGGTTCAGTATTTTAATCCTGAAAATGCAAATCGTGTCGTCCAACCAGACCCGCGAGCCCTACAGTTATTTGAGCAAGACAAAGCTTTGTTTGGAAGTCTTTTAGGTGCCGAGGACCAACAAGCGGCTTTAGAAGAACAAAAACGAATGACTAAAGCGCAAATGTTGTTTGATATAGCTCAAGGTGCTTTGGCTTTTGCAACTCCCGGAGAAACGGCAGTAAGTCCTGCGGAACGTTTGGCACAAGTAGCTCAGCCTGTTTTAGGTAACATTGGCGCTCGTTCTGGTGAGTTATTAAAATTTAAACAGGGTCAGGCCGCAGAAAAACGTTCATTAGATATGGCTGCTTTACAATCTTCTCAGGCCAAGCTTGGAATAGAAAAACAAGCAGACATTGACGCTGCTGCCGCGGCAGCTTTAGCTGAAAGCAAGTCTGTAGCAAAAGCGGCAGAGTACGCACAACAGTTGTTGTTACAAAGTAATGAGTTTTCTTATAAAAGGGAAGAAGGTGAAACAGACCAAGGTTACGCTTTGCGCTTGGCAAACGATTTAGCGGATACTAGGCGCACTTTGAAAAACATGGAAAGCGCCTCAAGTTTAGAACAAATTGAGTTAAGGAATCGTTTAGCTGCTAAAGAAGCCCGATTAACTGAATCCCATGATCTTGTTTTACAAAGTAATAAATTTGGACAGCAAACCTCCGAGCGGTTGTCTTCAGAACAATTTAGAACAAGCTTACAGAACAGCATTGATGCTGCAACGGCTTCTCGTCAGGCTCTTGGGTTTGACAACGATAAAAAGACCATTGCTCAACGAGCAGAACTTGATAAGGAATTAGCAAAGTTAAACAGCCAACTTAAAATTACAGAAAAAGCGGTAGACCTTGATAACGATCTTAAAATCCTTGGTGTCAAAGACATCTATACTTTAGGTCAAATGGAAAAAGGTCACGAACAAGACCTTGCTCTTGCTGATCATAGGGGTTCTATTGCTGCGATGGCGGCTCACTTGTCTCAAGTGGCTACGGCTACAGAAAACGCTTTGGATAGAGCGCAACGTGAAGGTCTTCAGATTAATTCTCAGAATTTTAAACTAGAGTTACAAAAAGACATGCAAAACTTTACGGGGTCTGAAAAAGAAAAAGATCGCCTTCTTACGCAAATACAAAACGACGTGATGAATGCTCTAAAAGAACGTGGTTTAGATATTAACGAGCGTGGACTTAGTGTTGAAATTCTTAAAAACGCCGCGGCAGAAAGTTTAGCCTTACGTAAACAAGCGTTTGTAGAGGCAGAGGCTGCTGCGGACAGACTGGCTCCGTCCTTTAAGGTAGTAGAGGGCAACCTTGTTATGTACAAACCTGATGGCACTGCTACCCCCGTATATTCTGCTCCTGAAGCACCTTTAAAAGCAGATTATAAAGTTATTAGGGACATGAGTAATCAAACTACTAGGGTGGTTGATGCTTCTACTGATATAGGAAGGTTAGCAATTCAAAATGCTAATTTGGCAAACTCAAGTGGCACAGAGAAATTTAAAGTTTCTAATATGAGTGCTGACTCCGCACCAACAGCCAAAGCATATAAAGTTGATGGCGTTGGAACTAGATTAAGTTATGACGGTGGACGCACATATATTAACCTACAGGGTGAATCTGTAAGTATGCCAACTAAGGCGCAACCTCTAAGTGATACAATTGCCGCCGCAGAAGCCGCTAAAATGCGTATTCAAGCGCAAGCGGGCAAAGATTTAGCCGAAATGGATGAGATGTTAGGCATTATTTCTATGGGTGGAACTCGTGATAACCCTATTCGTCTTGATTCAACAGAGGCTGGGTTGATGAGAGACGCATTAGAAGCGGCTCGTAACGGAACTGGACCGTATGCCAACATTGCAGTTGCTATTGCTAATGTTTTCGGAGGATTAATACCTCAAGCAAAAGGAGCTTTTAAAGACACGCAAGCTAACCGTCAGTTTTTACGCGGTCTAACAATTTTAACTAGGTCTGCTTTAGTAGTTAACCCTAGGTTCCCAGTTGCTGAAATGGAAAGAGTAGGGGTGTTATTCCCAGACCCGGATGTTTTCTTTACAGACCCTGAAGCAGAAGCAAACAAACTTATAGAGTTGAAAGCTTTAGCCACGTCTCAAAAATATCGTAACAACCAAGCTTTGAGGGAGGGAATTCAAGATGACAAAACAAGGCAAGCCGTTTTATCTAACAATTTTGAAATTGATCGGTTGTTAGGAATGCTTACTACGGTTCCAACAAGTACGGGTGGAACGGTCGATAGTGATACTATGGATGCTTTACGCAAACATGTATTAGGAGGGTAAATTAATGGAACCTGAAATTCAAACTCCTGATTCCACTGGACCTAATTATAGTCCAGTAGTTTTTGACAAACCTCAGTTTGATGCGTATGTAACAAATTTTAAAGCAGAAGGTCAAAACCCCTCTAAAGTTATTGCTGAAATGTTGGCTGAAGAAGTTTTGGGTTCGGGTTCTTATCAGGGATTACGTCAAGGTTCTTCTACTCTTTTTGATACTTTTGGTCCTTTAAAAGATTTGCCTAATGCAAAAAGAAGTTTAACTAACGATCAAATTATTGAGTTATTGGCTGTAGACACCGAAGGAAACCCTATTCAAGCGGGAACCTTTTTAGAGGGTTTTCAACGAGAAATTGTTCCTGCCGGAACATCTTTAGCTGGTTTTATGACAAGCGCAAAACTTGCTGCAAAGGCTCCTATTCCAAATCCACTTGCAAAGGGTGCATTTGTTTTAGGGTCTGGAATTGTTGGTTCTTTATTTAGTTATAAAGGTGGAGAACTATTAACCGATTCTTTAATAGGTCCTGAAAGTCCTATGTTGCCGGGCCAAACCGCGGCTTATGAATCTGGAAAAACTCTTGCTGGAGTTACGGGATGGTTACCCTTTCCATTTATGCTCTCAAAAAACATTGGAGTAGGCACGGCTGAATTTGTAAAAAATTTAGCCGAAAAAGGTATTTCTCCAAGTCGAAAAATAAAATTATACCAAGGAGCGCAAAACTTACTTGGTAAAACCGGAACCGCGGCCCGTGGGGCACCTCTTCCTTTTGTATTGGGAGAAACCGTTGCCGGAGCGGGACAAACATTGGGCGCAGGTTTTTCAGAAACATATTTTCAAGGTAATCCATTAGCTAGAATTTTTTATGAAGGTGCCGGGGGTGTTGCAACAACTGTTTTAGCAAGTCCCGTTCAACCTATTGTAAGTAATATTAGTAAAATAAAACCCGCGTTGCTTAGAATTAAAGATACTTATGAAAAAGGCGGTGCTTCAGCAGTATTATCTCCTCTTAAAAACGCCAGACAAAGAAAAGCGGTAGAAAGAATTTTAGATATTTTAGAGGCAGAAGGTGAAGACGTAGAAGCAGTAATAACTAGACTAGCGGGAGACGATTTAGGGGAATTGCTAGTTGGTGAAGACGGAAATCCAATTCCGTTGACAGCGGGTGCAAAGGGCGGCTCTCCTGCGTTATTGGCAATTGAGGCTTCTTTAGAACAATTAGGGGCGGGTTTGTCTGCGGAAAGAACCGCGGGATCAAGGGCTTCAATAAAGGCTCTTAGAAATGTAATTTTAGCAATGGCGCAAACTGGAGACCAAGACGCTATACAAACTGCGGCTGATTTGGCAGAGGGAGTGTTTAGCGCACAAATGAATGAGCGCATGGCTTTTGCTACAAATAATTTGTTAGAAGCTTTTGATAGAGTAAAAAAACTACCTGTTGTAGGCGGCGGTGAACTTATTGATCCTGAAAGTAATATTAGACTTTCTGAAAAACTTTTTGACGTTATTACAACTCAGTTAAGTCAATCAAGAACAAAAGAAAAAAAATTGTGGAGTGCGGTTCCAGACATAGACATAACGTCTTTTACAAATGCTGCGGGTGAAACTACAAATACTCCAAGTTTTATAACAAAATGGAATCAACTACGCGGCGTTTCGCCAGAACTTCAAGATAAACTTTCCAGCGAAATGCCCTTACTGGAAAAATTTGTAAATAGAAAAACAGATGAATTAGGTTTAAACGCTGCTCCAAGCGGTGGTAGTGTGGTTCCTCTTAGCACTAAAGAACTCACAGAATTGCGAAGTATTGCTTTAGACTATGCTAGAAGTTTTTCGGCTGGAGAGAATCCAAATCAAAACGCTGCACGTATTGCGAGTGAAATGGCCTCTTCTATGTTAGACGACCTTACTGGAATAGCTCTAGGCCCAAAAGGAGATAATTACAGGTTTGCTTATGACACGGCTCGTGCCTATTCAAAAGCTTTAAATGATACTTTTACACGAGCTTTTGCAGGAGAAGCTACAAAAACCAAAGGGTCCGGCGCTTCTAACATGGGTCCTGAATTATTGTCTCGACGCATTTTGCAAGGAGGAAATGATCCAACTTATTTACGTCTTGAGCAAATAAACGATATTGGTACATTTGCTGTAAGGGAAGGTTTAGCGGATTCTGAAACCACTGTGGGAACCTTGCGTGGCGTTACAGAACAAATTTTACGAAACGCTAGGGCTGCAACATTTAATCCGGACACGGGAGAAATAAACCCAGATGCTTTAGCTAAATGGATGAGCAACAACGATGATATTTTAAAACAATTTCCAAATCTGAGAAAGTCTTTAGAAAACGCTAAAAGTGCCAACATTCTTTTAAAAGAAACTTCTGTAATCAATCAAAAAAACCAAGCCGAAGAATTAGCTCAACTTAGTTTTTACGATTTGATGAACCCGGTTGTAAGCGACACTGGAAGAAGGCTTTATGGGACGGAAAGCCCTACTTCTGCTATTGCACGAGCTTTTACAATGAAAACTCCAATCAGGCAATTAGATAGGCTTCTCAAAGTTGTCACGGATGCACCAGAAGAACTACAAGAACAAGCCATGACAGGTTTAAAGTCTTCAATTTTGGAATGGGCTTCTACCAAAGCAGGAGGAAGTCACTCTGGTACGTTTAGTCCTAGTTCTTTATACGACGACATGTTTCGTCCTATTAAAGGTGCAAAAGGTCGAGTTTCTTTAGTAGACTGGATGAAAGAAAATAAAGTAATGAACGAAGCTGAACTTTCTAACTTAAAGACTTATTTGTCTGAAATGGTTAGGTTTGAAGCTTCTGAAAAAGCTGGAGATATAGGAGAATTAGTTGACCGTGCTGGGCCTCTTCTTGATTTTTATTTAGGTATAACGGGTTCTGCATTAGGTACACGCGCTCAACGTATTTTCACAGGAGGTGCCAGTGGACCCGGCGCTCTTATAGCTGCGGGTCAAGGTGCTGAAACAATGCGTCGTATTTTTTCTGATATTCCTGCGGCTTTGCAAACAGATGTTATGTCTGAACTTATGGGAAATCCAGCACTTCTTGCTGCTATGATGCGAAAACCTAGAAGTGATAAAGAATATATAAGGTTAAGCACAAGAGTTGGTGACCTTCTTAAAGGTTTAGGGTTTTCTCCAGTAAGAAGAGAACTGCCTGCTGTTCCTCGTGAATTAGATGATGAAGACGATAAAGCTCAAAACGAATTAAAACAAAATTTAAAAAACACGCGCCCTGATAACAATCAGCAAGGCTCTTTAATTCCACCGCCAATTGTTCCCACTTTAGGCGGAGGCAATGCACCTCGTCTCGTTCAGCAGGCTTCTGCGGCTCCAGCCGGGCCACCTATTCAGACCTCTGGTCCTGTGGATAGGACGAGGTACGCAGCTTTATTCCCTAACGACTCCACAACGCAACTATTAAAGAGCGGCATTGGCAGCTTGGGGGCTTAATTATGGCAATCACACAATACGCGTCCCCTGAATATCGGTACTCAGACTATGATACTGGGATCATGGAAGACTACGATAACCGTATTAACACCTACAATACGGCTCTCACAGAGTTTCAGGCGTTAGCGGAACCTTATCAAGGGTTGGTTGACACATATAACACACAAATCGGCACGTATAACACGGACCTCGACGCTTATAAGACCGATGCAAACGCATATAATGCTGCAATAGCCGAGTACAATGCCGGTCCCCGGACGGAAGAATATGCAGGGCCCGCGTCTCCCGGAGCATTTACCGGGGTAGTCCCTATCTTTGAAGGCGGAGCGGCACCCGTGGCTCCAGAGGACCCCGGTTTTTCGGGTGAGGACGTTAACTCTTTTATGGAAGCAGCCAATACTCGTGCCCAAGAAAGTGGGGCGGCTAATGCTACGGCTCTTGCTGTTATGAACGATCCCACACAAACTTATCGAACAGCCGCAGGGGACGTTAACCTTGCAGGCATGTCAGGGTTTGGCTCTACGGCTATGGGGTTTGCCCTTGGCGGTTATGTGGGTTCCCCTTTTGCAGACCCAATGAAAGTTCCCGGTCTTGGGGCTATGGGAGAAATTACAGGTTCAAATGAAATGCTAGGTCCTCAACAAGCGGGCAACGTGCCAAGTTATATGACAACTTCAAATGCGGACATGATGGGCACAAAAGAAGGAAACCCCTCCCAACAAGCTTCTTTTCTTCAATCTTTTGCTGCTTTAGCTCCTGCACAAAATCAAATTGGACAAATGGAAGGAGTTGGTGGGCAATTTGAACAGATGCAACAACCTATGGCTCAACAAGGAGTTGGTGGACAGTTTGAACAAATGCAAAACCAGTATGGACAACAAGGAGTTGGTGGGCAGTTTGAACAAATGAACCAAATGAAAAATCAATTTGGACAGCAAATGGCTGGTATGCAAGGCGCACCTTTAGAAAACTACAGAAATTATTTAAACCAAGTTTATACTGGCCCAGAAATGCAAAGTGCTTCTGCGGCGTTAAGCGGAGCTTTGGAAGGAAAAGTTCAAGACTTTGTTGAGATGGTAGATGAAGCAGAACGCGCTCATTTTGACGTGCAGGACAGTTACGGTTTTGGCGGCGGTGACTTTCAACAAAAATTATTAGGTCAGTTTCAAACCCAATCTCAGGCTCCTATGGAAAGAATGCAGACTCAACAACTTGGCGGAATTGGCGGCATGATGGGTGGTATAGCGAAGATGTTTGCAGACGGGGGCATGGTTGAAGCGCGGCCCCCGGTCCGCGGACCAAACCCACAAGCAACGTTCCAAGACGGTGGTCAGGTTCAAGACCCGAAGGCCAACATGCGTTTAGCCTTGGAGAGATTATCTGACCCTCAGATATTAGAAATATACGGAATAAACAGAGAAGAGCTTGCGGGTAATTTAGCTATGCTAGAGGCTCAAGAATACCAACAAAGTCCTTATGACGCTATACCGCAAATGCCTATCTAAAGCAGCCAGTCTTTAGCGTCTTCTCCCAACACTTGCCCGGCTATATCAATCTTCTGGCGTAAAGCTTTGAGTATCTTTTCGTCAATGGTGCCTGACGAAACTAGGTCAATATAGGTGACCTTGTTAGTCTGACCAATGCGGTGGGCACGATCTTCTGACTGTAGTCGTATCTCCAAATCGTAACTGTTAGAAAAATAGATTACAGTATTGGCGGCAGTCAAAGTAATGCCGTACCCACCCGTGCGTGGTTGCCCTACAAAGAACCGTAACGGACTGTTCTTATCTTGGAACTTGGTGACAATATCCTGACGTTCATCTTGTGGTGTACCGCCGTAATAAGTTGCGACCGAATCGGGCCCGAAACGGTCGCGCAAGGCATCAGCTATCTGTTGAATGTCATAAGTCCACGACGCCCAAATGATTGCCTTACCTTGAACTTCTTCAGATACAGAGAGTAATTCCTTCAAGCGATTGTTTGCTAAAGGTTGTATTTCTCCCTCGTCTGGCTGCAAAAATCCGCAGCATATTTGATGTAGACGCATAACTTGCGTCAAAACACTTGCAGTAGTAGCTAAGTCTCCGCTTTCCAGTTTGGCCAAAGCCAACTTCTTCATCTGCGTATAAAGCTTTAATTGCTCTGGAGTTAGCTCTACTTCCCGACGTACATAGACTTTTTCCGGCAAGTCTAGGCAGTCTTCTTTTAGTATCCTGTTACTGAACGTATCAAGTTTTTCAGATAGTTCGTCTAACCTGCGGTATCCCACAATCTGTTGAAAGCTACGGTGCCCCATTGTTTTTTGCTGGACGTTTGCATATCGCGCTTGGAACGCAAAATAGCTGTTAAAGCCCAGCGCCTTGTCTTTTAGAAAGTCGCACTGGCTAAACAAATCCATAGGGCTCTTTGTAATAGGTGATCCTGTTAGGATACGACGATACTTAGACAGTCGTTGCAAGCGTGTAATGTTCTTGGTCCGCGAGGCTTTGCGGTTTTTAATGGTTGTGCTTTCATCAACAATAACCATGTTATCCGGGTTTTGATATAAAAATGCTTCCGCCGCATCCGTACCGCGAGGCGTGGAAAACGCTTCGACGTTCATCACAAATATCTTAATCCCATTGTATTTCTCTACAATAAAATCTTTTAAATCTTTTTCTTTCTTAATCCCCTTGCTGGGCGTCCAACGTATTACCTTACGGTTTACACGGTCCGGTAAGTGCGCGGGGATTTCGTTTTTTACCCAGTTATCGTACACACCTTTCGGTGCAATAACTAAGGCGCTGTTAATCTTGCCAGACTCAAAAAGACAGGCTAACGTATCAAGAGCTACCTTAGTTTTACCGGTTCCCATTTCCATGAATAACGCGTAATATTCCGCGGCCCACGACTCTTCTAAGGCTTGTCTTTGATGGTCATATGGCTCTGTTTTAAACTTAAAACCGTGCATTTTTGCCCCCTGAAAAAAACTTCTTGACTTAGGTTGGTTATAAGATCATATACATATTTGTCAAGGCCCGAAAGGTGTCTTTAAAAACGAAGGAGAAAACGCAATGAGCGATGACATACTAAAGATGATGGAGCAGGACTCAGGTCAAACTGGTTCATTAGTTGATAAAGTGGATCAAGAAGGACTTACTTCGGTAGCTTCTTTGGCCCGCCAAATACGAGATGAAGAACTCTATATTAACGGTCTTGAGACAGACCTCAAGGCCGCTAAGAAAAAGCTTCAAAAACTTACCGACGACGATATGCCTTCTATGCTTGCAGAGATCGGCATGTCTTCTTTTTCCTTAGATGACGGTTCCACCGTTGAGGTCAAGGCAACTTACGGGGCTTCAATCCGCGTAGATGATCGTCCACAAGCTTACGAATGGTTACGTGATAACGGCTACGATGACATTATTAAAAATTCTGTCGAGTGTCAGTTTGGGCGTGGCGAGGACGATCAAGCAAACGCTTTTGCAGCTTTTGCTCAACAACAGGGATACGCCCCTGAACAAAAAGCAACGGTTCACCCTTCGACACTCAAGGCTTTTGTAAAGGAGCGCGTTGAAGAGGGGGATCATTTTCCAATGGACTTATTTGGTGCGTTTGTAGGTCAACGCGCCGTCATTAAGAGGAGTAAATAAGATGAGTAAAGCAGTAGCAAAAACCTCAAAAACTGAGGTGGCAACTTTCGATATTTCTATGTTTGAAGCAGACGCTAATAAAGGCATGGAGAATTTGGGAACAGAAGACTTGGCTCTTCCTTTTCTCAAGGTTCTTTCTGGTAATGCTCCAGAACTGGACACTCACGAGACAGCCCGTAAGGGTGACATTTACAACAGTGTTACCGGAGTTGCTTACAAAGGTAAGGAAGGTGTTAAAGTTATACCTTGTGCTTATCAGCGTAGGTTTATCCAATGGGCTCCAAGAGGAGAAGGGTCAGGGGGTCCCGTAGCAATATATGAACCCGGACAAACACGTCCAGAAACTGATCGGGACTTTGATAAGCACGGTGACAACAAAGATTGGCTTACTGACGGTTCTGGTCACTACATTGAAGAAACAGCACAGCACTTTGTTTTACTCATAAACGAAGACGGTGCTATTGAAACGGCTCTTATTGCAATGAAGTCTACGCAACTCAAGAAGTCGCGTAAATGGAATAGCATGATGATGTCTCGGTCTGTAAAGGGACAAAACGGACCCTTCACCCCACCGCGTTGGTCTCACGTTTACCACATGAAAACTGTGGCGGAAGGTAATGCCAAAGGCGATTGGCATGGTTGGGAAATGTCAGTTGAAGGTCCTGTGACAGACGCAGGAATATACAGCCGCGGTAAGTCATTTGCAGAAAGTATTTCTGCGGGAGATGTTGTGGTTAAGCATACGGAAGACGATGGTAGTTCTGTCAAACAAAATGACAGTGATCCTATCAAGAACGACGAAATACCGTTTTAAGTCGTTATCGTGGCGGGGTCTAGGCTCCGCCACTCCTTTTTCCGTAGGGGGCATTCATGTCAATTAAAAAGTTTATGGCTATCTTTGATGGCCTCAAAGAAGCTCATGGTTACTTCAAGATTGAGTCTACCGGCGCTAACGGTAAGGCCAAAGGAAAGGCGGGCGTATTAAAGGCCCCACGGACCACGAAGCTTTGGGAAAGTCATTTGAAAGGTGGCGGCACGGGTCTTGGTATTATACCAATTAACGAAGACAACCAGTGCGTATGGGGATGTATCGACATTGACCTGTACCCGTTAGATCACAAGTTATTAGTAGAAAAGATACGTCGGCTAAAATTACCTTTAGTTGTTTGTCGGTCAAAGTCTGGTGGAGCGCATTGCTTTTTGTTCTCCAAAGATTGGATCGAAGCAAAAGACATGCAGAAGTCTTTACAAAACATGTCTGCCGCGCTGGGCTACGGCGAAAGTGAGATATTTCCAAAGCAGATAAAACTACACCTAGATCGTGGTGACGTAGGTAACTTTCTTAACCTGCCATACTATGACCACGATACTGGTTTAAGGTACGCATTTCTTGATGACGGCACCTCTGCCACACTAGAAGAGTTCATAGAACTATACGAAAGATATGTTCAAACCCCAGAAGAAATCGTTAAGCTACAAGTAATAGGCGGCGGTGATGCTGACCTTATGAAGGATGCGCCACCCTGTCTTCAAATACTTTGTAAAGCAAGGATTAGCGAAGGGGGTAGAAATAATGGGTTATTCAACATCGGGGTTTATCTACGGAAAGCCTATCCAGATAGTTGGGAATCTGAAATATTACGCTACAACATGGAGTACCTTGCTCCGCCACTACCACTACCAGAGGTCAACATAGTCGCCAAACAAGTACAGCGGAAAGACTATGCCTACAAATGTTCTGACGCTCCAATAAGCTCACACTGCAACAAAGAGCTATGCCGAACCCGAAAGTTTGGCATAGGGGCCGCAGTAGCAGGGGCTACAATTGCAAACCTTCGCAAGTACAACTCAACCCCGCCCGTCTGGTTTATGGACGTTAATGGCGAACCCCTTGAGTTGGACACTGAAGCTTTAATGTCTCAACCTCTTTTCCAAAAGGCGTGTATGGAGCAACTTAACTTCATGCCCCGCTCGGTGGCCAAAAACCAGTGGGAAGGCCGCATTAGTGCGTTGATGAATGAGATGCGCGACAACGAGAGCGCAATCATAGAAGTGGCACAAGACGCAAGCATTAGTGGACAGTTCTACGACTACCTTGAGGAGTTCTGTCGTCACCTACAACAGGCGCAAGACAAAGAAGAAATCTTGCTCCGCCGACCTTGGACAGATGAAGAGCAAGGAACCACCTATTTCCGTCTAAAAGACTTTGAAAGCTTCCTTAAAAAGAACAAGTTTTTCGAGTATAAAGCGCATAAGATGGCACAAAGACTACGCGACATTAACGGTGAGAGCGTGACTTTAAAGATTAAGGGCCGGTCTGTGCGTGTATGGCAAATACCGTCGTTTGAAAATGTAGATGTAGACATTGAACCGCCTAAGTTTGGTTCTCAACAAGAGGCTCCGTTCTGATGACCGTAAAATTTTTTGATAAAATGTCCAAAAACATGCAGGACGCTTATAAAGGACCGTCAACAGAATGGCCAACAGCAAGTGCCTTTAAAAAGATGAGAAACAAAGAGATTGTGCGGCTTGTTGATAAGCAACATGTGACTATGACGGCTATTGCCAAGTGGTTTGGCATCTCAAAACAACGTGTTCAACAAATATACAAAAAAGAAAAGTCCGCAGATGTTTAGGATTTTTGGACCGCCCGGCACGGGTAAAACCACCACCCTGCTAAACATGGTTGATGAAGCCTTTGAGAAGGGCATACATCCTCACCGTATTGCTTTCCTAGCCTTTACCCGCAAAGCGGCCACAGAAGCGCAGGAGCGGGCCTCTGTGCGCTTCAACCTTGATCCAAAGAAAGACCTAGTGTATTTCAGGACTTTGCATTCTCTGGCGCTTACAATGACTGACATACGAACAGAGCAAGTCATGCAAGAATCAAACTACCGTGAACTTAGCACCAGTATAAACATTCCGTTGGGCGCGGCTAAGAACGCAAACTTTGATGATGATGTTTCAAGCGTCGTGGCAAGCAGTGATCCTATTCTAGGGTTAATTAACTTGGCCCGGTTGCGTAAGGTTAGTCTTCGCGAACAGTACAACCACAGTAGCATTGAACCCGATTGGAACACTATAAAGTACGTTGATAGTTGCCTAAAGTTATACAAGGAAAGCTTGGGCCTATACGATTTTACCGACATGCTCGCAGAGTTTGTAAGGCAGTCTGACAAATACTGTCCGCAGTTTGATCTGTGTTTCCTAGACGAGGCGCAAGATTTAAGTCCACTACAGTGGGACATAGCTCACATTTTAGACAAGCACTCTGATCGTATGTACGCCGCCGGAGATGATGACCAAGCCATTTACCGCTGGGCAGGGGCTGACGTAGAACAATTCATCAACCTACCCGGCGGATCAGAAACCCTTTCGCAGTCCTACCGTGTGCCCGAAAGAGTGCATCAACTGGCTGGTAAGGTTGTGAAAAGGATTAAAAGACGCTTTCCAAAGAAATACGAGCCAAAAAACGAGCCCGGTAACATCACAAGAATTAACTCTGTCAACTCTCTCGACATGAGCGACGGCTCTTGGCTCATACTTTCGCAAGCCGCCTACCAGCTAATACCCGTGGCCTACGACCTGAAGTCAGGCGGTTATCTGTTTAACTATCGCGGCCAACGGTCCATCAGTGAGAAAATATCAGACGCAGTAAACGGTTGGGAACAACTGCGCCGGGGTAAAGAAGTCTCCGGAGAAGTGGTGCGGAAGATTTACAACTTCATGTCCGTCGGTAATCGCGTCCAACGGGGCTTTAAAAAACTGCCCACAGTAGAAGATCAGGACATGGTTACCTTCGACACACTGTCCGCGGATCACGGCCTTCTGGCTACAAAAGAAATGATCTGGTCTGAGGCAATGGATAAACTGCCAGAAACAGACCGGGCATACATCACCTCTCTTTTACGACGGGGCGAGAAGTTTAACGGAATACCCCGCATTACAGCGTCCACGATCCACGGGTCAAAGGGCGGAGAAGCGGATAACGTTGTGTTGTTCACGGACCTTAGTCCCGCTGCGGACGAGGACATGAGGATCAACCCAGACGATATGCACCGTGTGTTTTACGTCGGCGTCACACGGACCAAGAAGAACTTATACATTGTCGATGCAGAAGACATGTCAAGGAGCTACGATCTATGAAAGAAAATTATGACGTATGCCTTTGCAGTAAAGGTGAGGTTGCCGACTTGTTAAACAACTTTCATTATCTCTCTAAAATTTCCGTTACGTTTAAAAGTGGATTTAACGTGGCTTTGAAATATAAGGATGAAGTAGTAGGGGCCTGTATTTTTACAGGGTTCCCTGTCCCAGAATTAGCCAAAGGTTGTTTTGGCTTAGACCGAAAAGAACAAGACGGTTTGTGGGAACTAAGCCGATTTGTTTTAGACCCGTCGCATCAACTAAAAGAACACAACCTTTCAACATGGTTTATGGCACGGGCCCTTAAAAAAATTAAAAAAGAAAAAAAGGTTTTAGCTATTTTATCTTACGCAGATGACGATCACCACAGTGGAATTATTTATGCCGCGAGTAACTTTAAATACTATGGACTTACTTCAGAGAAAAAAGATTTTTGGATTGAACAGGAGGATGGTTCTTATAAAAAACATTCTCGTGGAAAAACCAAAGGAGTAGCAGGGGAGTGGCGTCTCCGTAGTAAGAAGCACCGATTTCTTTTAGTTTTTGACAAAGTTTTAAGGTGTAAGTGGACAGAAGAAAAATGGCAAAGAAAAAAGGAGCTATGACCTATGATTTTATGGAACTACAAATGCGATTGTGGGTACAAGTGGACTTGCTGGTGGAACAAATATTCTCAAGACGCCTGCGAGAAATGTAATAAGTGGATTTATCCAGAGGAGAAAATACAATGAATGGAAACCTTTCTGAACAACAGCGGTTTGACTTTATTGAAGCTGAGATAGACCGAGCTTATGTTCACGCGGATGACGAATGGAAGCAAGAATACTATCAAAATGCAGCGAAGTATCTCTCAGAACACAGGTTTGTTGAAGGCGGCAAGATTTGTGCTTTTTGCAGATCGCAAGGTATGTCTGACCCCCACCACCATAACGTTTGGGGAGCAATGATGGTGTCTTTAAAAAATTTAGGGTGGGTTGAAAAAGTTGGCATGGTGCGCCCAACAACACGACACACGCATATCAACGAGGTATGTCAGTGGGAAAGCCAATTATTTAAGGGTGAAAAGGTATGAATTGTTGGCACTGTAAGACAGAACTGATCTGGGGTGGGGATCACGACATCGAAGAAGATTGTGAAGAATATTCTATTGTAACAAATCTTTCATGTCCAAAGTGTAACTGCCATGTTGAAGTATATTATCCAAAGGAGAAAACTAATGAAGAAAATGACTTATGATGAATGGTGTGAACACGAAAAGAAAAAGCGCGAAGAATACAAAAAGATGGGCGTGACCGATCTTGACGAAGTGCGGACAAGAAAGATGTGGGGCGATCCCGCCGTTAAAGATGAGGACATTCCTTGCGAAAACTTCACATGGGACGAAGAGTTAAAAACATTTGTCCACACGGGTAGCTCAAACACGGTGAAGCACTGATGAAACGTGATGAAGTGTTGGATGCCGCCAAGCAATTAATTAACGGACCAAGAGCA